ATCAGATCTAATTCCTCTATGCTTAAATCAATACCCAATTGCTCATAATATCTTTTGCAATAATATAATCCTTCGTTGTAATGCCTATCATCGCGTATTACATCAAGACTATCCGCAGTTGATTTACGTATCTCCTCCCAGTTTTCTGGTTTAGTATATATTTTAGATAAAATTCTAGATGATCTTCTAATCAAATCCGGGAAAAAAACGCTTGGTGTTATAATATTAGCTATATATTCTTGTATCTCATAGTCATACGCTTTAATTTTAAAATTGCAAATCTCTTTAAGTGTTCTTTCACCATCCATTGCGACACTTATTCGGGACGCTACGATATTGGAATCGTCACCTTTAAAAGCCGCGAAGCATAAGCCTTGCATATCATAACACATCCCGATTGACGACATGTTAAATATAGTGTTGCCGTTGATCGTGTCCGGGCAACCGGAGGACATTATCCATTTAACACTAATTTGCATCATAACGCTTATGAGAGCATTTTTTGAGTTGCCTCTCAGTTGTAGAAGCCACTTTTTCCTCATGTAAATATAACCATAGACCAATTTTTCTGGCAAACCAAAAAGCAACATGATAGTACACATTGCCAATATACCGTGTTTTTCTTGCGAGCTATCAAACTGTTCGAAATCGGCCATCAGTTTCTTCCAACCTCTACCATCCCTAATCACATGCTCATATTTCAAAAACCAATCAGACAGATCTTTATCGCTTTTGCCTAATGAAATTTGCACATTATCTTTCAATAACCTCGGTACGCGGTCAGCCATCGTTCTACTCAATGAAGCAAAAATGACATTCATCATTTTGCTCCAAGCTGATACTCCTTGCCCGTCTTTATCCTTGGTATCGTAATAGAGATCTCTCACTTCCTTTGGTTGTGACTTCATGTGAAATTCGACTAACTGTTGGGATCTTTCCGTCCATTCCTGGGACAATGAGTCGTAAGTTTTGCATTCAAATACATCGCCCTCTATAATTGCAGCCATAACTCTTGTTGTCGCAACATAATACGCCTTTTTGAGACGTTCTAATTCATTACGCGTCGCTTCATCAGCATTTATCAAATCAACTGCAATATCACGACTATTGCTACCGCCATTGGCATCCCTGCTTCCTACATCAGCGTCGATAGTCGATTGCCATAATATAGATGTTGCTTTATCATACGCATAGTCTGTCTCATTACTCATTTTCTTCTGCAATGCTATCAAATATAATTGCGTATGATACCATAGTTCTTGCGTGGTCACCCTAGGTAATTTAGTTTTATAATCACTGACCAGCCATTTTTCCATGCCGTTTGTAAATTTATGCAGAAACCTTTTCGGCACATGATTTTGTTTTGTATATCGAGAAAAACCGGTTGTGACTGCTTTCAACATATCTTTCGAGTTGTACGGAATGTTTAAGAATCTTTCACCGATCTTCGCGCCAATGACGTCATAATCTTCATTCGTCAACATATCAAGCGATATTTTGGCATTTGTTCCTTTATTCTCTTTAACATTACGCATCTGGTAACTGGCCACAGCACTGTTGTTATCATTTTTAGGCACATACACTTTGCATAATATGTCCTCGATTTGTCTGCTG